CGTTGTAAGCAGTGACGCATCCATACAGATGTATACGTCTCTCTTTGGTGTTCCGTCTTCATCTGTAACAATATCCATAAATACATTACTGAGGACTTCATAAGCACCGTATCCGGTTTCGATTCCCTGGATCTTGAATGGATTCTTGTTATCTGTATTTGAGAACGGTGATCCATCTGATCCAAGCACGCTGTCAGTTGAGCCGGTCCGCCACGGCATTGTTGAGATGCAGGTTGTTAATGTCGTGTTGAATGGTTCTGTATCCAAATATATTGCAGAATTTGTATCGTCTACCGGTTCGATCTTCAAGATCTTAACGTCATATGCAAGATTGTGCATGTATGCGTAATATCTGTCTTTATTTGTATTTGAACCAATATCCCCGACAGATACATAAGACCCGACAATATAATTGTTGGCTTTTGCTTTTGGGAGAATCACTCTTGTTACTCCGGTTTCTGCAACTGCTACCATTTCCTGCATTGAATAAGAATTACATCCAGCCATAACGCTTCGGCTGTTCGTTGTTGCATATAAAATAATCATCATGAGCTGTTTGTAAAAGAGATCCCAGTTTGTTGTTCCCACGTACATTGAGCCTTTCTTTCTCATGTATGCGATCAGCCCTGTGTATGATACTGGTTTTCCTCCTTTCTGGCTTCCGTTTGCCAGAATCAATCCAGCGGAGCTGTACGGCACTCCATCAATGTCTCCGGCTCCGTATTTTCCGTGGATCATAAAAGGTGAAATTGTTCCGTCTGGATTAATTGACTCTCCCATTGGTCTAAGGCCAAGGGCTTCGTTCGGACTGTCTGAATAATGATAATCTACATACTCAGGATTGTCTGTGATTCCAACCCATGCGGACATTGTGACCTCTCCCACATCTACTTTTCCGGTCTTTTTGAAATCCGGTTGTCCCTGCAGTGCAGTCACATGGTTAAAGCCTTTATTATCTACGGTAAAATTACATGGAAAGTGCATGAATACGCCAATCTCCCTGTAATCATCCTGTCCGATTGCTGTATTTGTGGACGGTTTTCTCACCAGTCCTTCATTGTCGTTCAGTTTCACGCCTGTTGGACTGGTAGAAGTGTCATACTTGTAGATTCTCGTTGTATATACTTTTCCAGTCCTGCGGAGGGCAAAGAAATTTGAAAGTGCGTTTTCAATTCCTCCACCTGCTGCAGTAATATTCTGAATCTGTTTATTTGCTTCTGTCTGTAAATTGTTCACCGCAGTTTCTCCGGTCGTCTGGAGATCTGCCTGCAGCTGTGTTCCTTCTGTGATTTTTTCTCCCAGGGATGTGTTCAGATTAGAGGCGGTTTTATTTGTTGAATCCAATCCTGATTTTGTCTGTGTCGCAGTTGCATTTGATGAATCCAGGTCGGTTTTGGTTTTTCCGGCCGCTGTGTTTGAATCATCCAGATTCTTTTTTGCTGTATTTGCTGTTGAGACTGTGGTATCCAGCTGGCTTTTTAAAGCAGTTCCCTGTGTAATATCAGAGTCAAGTCCCTGTTTTAATGTCGTTCCTTGAGAAATATCTGATTCCAGATTTCCTTTTAACGTCTGTGCGGTGCTTATGGATCCATCCAGATCAGTTTTTCTTTGTGCAGCCGTTGTATTTGTACTGTCCAAATTCTTTTTTGCTGTATTTGCTGTTGAAACTGCAGTATCTAGCTGACCTTTTAAAGCAGTTCCCTGCTCGATATTCGAATCAAGACCCTGTTTCAAGGCTTCTGCTTTCTTTACATCTGCTGCAAATGTCTGTTCTGTATGTTCGTTTTTCGCTACTTTTTCGGTTATATCTGTCTGCGCTTCGAGAATGTCAGTTTTAACCTGATTGTATTCGTTGTTTTCATCCGAGACTGCATTTATCGCATTAACAATCGCATCTCTGACATCTCGCCCTTTTTGCGCTTTTGCAATCTGATCTGTGTATTTTTTTACGTTTGCCACTTTTATTCCCCCTTATTTACAAGGCAGTCTGAATATTCTTTTGACTTTAAATCTCTTACTTCTGACAGAACAGAGGTAAGCATGTAATCCATTAACGACGCAGGGATTCCATACTGTGCCATTGCTCCAAATACCACGTTTCGAATTTCTTCTGTTCTTTTGTCCAGGATTGCCCCTAACGGAGGAGCTTCTACTGCTTTCTCTACTGTATTATTATCCTCTTTCTGTTCCTGTGCGGTGCTTTCTTCTGTGTCCGACTCGGACACCTTTGTTTCTTCCTTAATAGTTTCTTTATTGTCCTTTTCTTTTACTTCATTCATTATGCTGTTTTCTCCTTTTCCTCATAGAGATTTTGAATCAGTTTAAGCATTAACGGAATAAGTATTCGGAAGTTCCAGTCTTCCGGCTTTCCTTCCTCATTCAGCTGTGCGGCTTCCGGAAAGATACTGTATACATCTTCCGCGTAGAAACCTGGCAATTTCTTTCCGTTTAGCCAGTCTGTCGGGCTTAAATAGTTTTCTTTGTACTTAAACCATATTACCGGCACATCCAGTATTTTTTTTGCTTCATTCAGCGTCATATCTGCAATATGATCTTTGTACCGTTTTGACGAAGACGACAAATAAGCTACTGTTGCTCCGTCGCTCGCAAATACCATATGGCCTCCAGATGTCACATGGGAAAGATTAAATACTTTAAATGCGTCAGAACCATCCGAAAACGTTGAAGTACCCGTATGTATCTCTAACCCTCCATTAAAAATGAAAGCATGTGATCGCATACTTAACGTTGCGTATCCGGTGGTTATTTTTCCGCTTGTAACCGTAAAATTTCCGATAGTTCCTTTCTTCGCTGCAAATGAACCGTCTGTGTTAATTTTAAAATAAGTATTCGCAGTAACCAAACCGTTGAAGTTAATTTTTGATGCGTTAATCTTAACGCTCTGCGCTGTCTGGTTAATTGATGATGCAATATCTCCCTTTGAAACTTTGCTGCTGATTGAAGTCTCGGTCTGCGTGATCCGAGAACTAAGACCACTTTCTGCATTCTTTGCCCTCGATACCTCTGATGTGATAGAGCCTTCTGCTACGGTAATTCTGGATATTGCAGTGTCCGCTGTATCTTTCGCAGTATCTGCAGTATCTTTCGCTGCATCCGCAGTGCTTTTTGCAGCGTCCGCCTGCGCTTTTGCAACGCTAATGTCCTGATCCTGGATTCTTTCCCATGATGCTGTTTTACTTCCGGATGTCGTTCCGGAACACTTCCAAAGCAGATTGATGTTGTTTCCGTAATTTCCATGGTTCGGGCTTTCCGGATATGTTCCTTTTGACAATTCTGTTACTGTATAGTTTGGCAATGATTCCGCAGTTCCGGTTCCTTCTCCTGATGTACTTGTCACTGATGCTATGCTGAATCCGTAGAAATTGCAGCTTGAGCTATCTGTGCGCCAATATACATAAAATTCTGATGCTGGAACAAAGACGGTAGCTCCTGCTATATCAGTCCCTCCGAATTTTCCTGCAAGTTTCATGGTTCCGTTGTCGTTGTAATAAATCTTTACATAATCGTAATTTACACTCTCTGTCCTCGAATCGGATGAAAATGTGATTTTTAATCCCGGAGTTTTGTATGTGTATCTATACGCATATCCGGTTGTGATATCATAGTAAATATCCCCGACATGCAAAGATTTTAAATCATCAGTCGTCCAGGCTGAGGCTGGTTCATTTGATGTCGTCGGAATCTTACTTCCGTAGAAATTTCCGTTTTTTTCGGATACTGCCTGGCGTACTGTTGTCACCTCAAGAGTGATGTTGTCTACTGCCAGCTTTATAGCTGTATTCATTTGTTCTGTTGTAGAATAACTTTTCAGCTTTGTATCTGTATCAGCTTTTGCATTCTTTTCTGCCTGATCTGCTGCAGTCTGTCCGGCTTTCGTGGCATTTGTTTCTGCGTTGGCTGCTGCTGTCTGTCCAGCTTTTACTGCGTCTTTGTATTTTTCTTCTACCTGTACTGTTGTCGTATAGGTTTTTGACACCTCTAAGGAAATGCTATCTGCAGCTTGTTTAATCGCACTGTTCATTTCCAGTGTCGTTGAATAATTCAGTAACTTTGTGTCTGTATCTGCTTTCGCATTCTTTTCCGCCTGATCTGCTGCGTCCTGGCCAGCTTTCGTGGCATTGCTCTCTGCCAGATCTGCCGCAGTCTTCCCGGCTTTTACTGCGTCTGTATATTTTTCTTCAAGTTGTCCGGTTGTAGCATATTTTTTTGATACTTCCAAGGAAATGCTATTCGCCGCCTGATTGATTGCGCTGTTCATTTCTACTGTCGTAGAATAGTTTTTCAGTTTTGTATCTGTATCGTCTTTTGCATTCTTTTCTGCCTGATCTGCCGCGTCCTGGCCTTCCTGTACTGCGTTTGCATAGAGTTTATTTGCCATCTCCTGTGTCGCATATGTCTTTGACACTGTTGAGAGGATATTTGTCTCGGTCAGTGTTATTGCTGATCTGAGTTTTTCTTCCTCTCCCTTTGCCCTGGATACTTCTGCAGTTATGAGTCCCTCCTGGACCTCGATTTTGGAAAGCGCAGATTCTGCTGTACTCTGAGCTGTTTCAATGTCCTTATCTTTTACTCTTGCCCATCCATACTCATTACTATCATTTTTCTGATACTGATAAGCATAGCCAGTTGTGGTATTGAAAAAGAGATCTCTTTCATGCTCCTGTCTCAATTCATCAGTTGTCCAGGCTGAGGCCGGATTGTTTCCGGAAGTAGGTTCATAATTTCCATACCAGTTTCCGGATTTCCTTTCCAACTGCTGCTCCAGGCTTGATACAGAAAGAGTTATTTTCCCATCCATGGCTTCTATGGACGTTGTGACCTCTTTTAATATTGCTTTTTTGTTTTCTGAATCCCCGTCCGATATTTTTGTTTCAATGTAATTTTTGCATTCTGTTGACAGAGCTTCTGTTTTAATCGAACCGGCAAGGATTCTCTCCCCCAGAATGGTTCCGTCTAAAGTCATGCCGACGGTATACGGACCGGCATAACCATTGTGCGAACCTCCGATTCCATTTTTGTTTATCTGCAGTATATTTGTC